CTGGGCCGAGTCTGGAGGACATGGCGTTCGTGGTGACGGCCCGCCAGGGCTGGCCGGCGGCGATCCGCCGGGCGCTGGCGGCGGAGGCGGAGGTGGTGAGGCTCAAACGGGTACTGTTGGAGGTGTCCATCGCCCTGCCGGACCTCGTCGAGGAGGCGCTAGGTAAACCATGACCGCCTCCACCGTCCGCGACGAACTGCTACGGGATATCCTCGCCGACCCGTTCGATGACGCGCCCCGGCGGATCTATGCCGACTGGTGTGAGGACGAGGGGGACGACCACGGCAACGACGGGTGCGTCCGCCAGTCGCGGTTCATCCATGCGGGGATCGACCTAGCCAACGACCCGCCGCCGCACAACCACGACGACGACCACGGCGCCCACGTCAGTGGCTGCCCCCGGTGCCGCATCGAGGGCGCCCTGGCCTACTGGCACGAGCACCTGGCGAAGCAGACGGTGCCGAAGCTAGCGGGCCGCGTCTACCACTTCAGCGCCCGCGGGCGCTTCAGGCCGGACATTGAGGCGAGCCTGGCCGACCCCAGAAGTCCCGACCACCTGGCCAGCGTGTTCTGGTGGGATCGCGGGTTCGTCTCGGCGGTCACCATCACCCACGACGACTTCCTGAAGCACGCCGAGGCGCTGTTCCGCGCGCACCCGATCACCGAGGTGCGGCTGAGCGACCGCCGGCCGGAGCAGGTCGAGCGTAAGCCGGGCTTCGCACAGTATTGCTGGCTCAACGACTGGGCGAGGCCGGTCGCCGCCACCGTCAATCGCGACCTGTGGCGCCTGATGCCGGGCGGCTGGTACTGGACCGACGACGCCGCCCACGCCGCCCTCTCCCGCGCCTGCGTCGCCTACGGGCGCGGCCTGGCGGGGCTGCCGGCGCTAACGGAAAGGAGCACGCCGTGACCGAGACACAGACCCCGCCCCGCCGCCCCCGCACGGCGGCCGAGGCGGCGGGGGCGCTAGTGGTGATGAGTCCCGGGAGCGTCAACCCGCAAATCCTTAACGTGGGAACCGTTTCCGTCTGGCTGCACGGGTCGAGGGACCAGGCCGCGGAGAACCTCCGCGCCATCCACGCCCACCTTGCCAACGCCCTCGACGCCTTCCTGCGCGAGCACCTCCTGGCCGGCGTGGGGCCGCCGCCGGTGGGGGAGGTACAGCTGGAAGAGATCAGGAAGCGGCAGGAGAGGCTGGCCAAGGACGACGCCGACGACGACCCGAGTGACTCGATCGTGCTCCTCGCCCTCGTGGACCACCTCTCTCGCCAGGCCGCCTTCCTCATGCGCGAGGAGGGCCACCTGGACGCCTACCAGCGCGGCTACGCGGACGGGATCGTCGAGGGCAAGCGGCGATGCGTGGAGACGATGATGCCGTGGGACGATTGGGGCGAGTACCGTGATTCGGACCGTCACCCGGCAAGGATCGTCGGGGCCGTGGACGTGTCGCCGTGAGGGGAGCTATTCTCGAATCTGAGAAAATAGTCTACTCCTTCCGACGTACTACTGATACACTCACCACCAGTGTAAACCCTTCCTTCCTCTGGCGCTTACCCCAGTGCCGAGTCGCATCCCCATTCATAGACCCCCCCAACCTACCACCTGGGACGGTCGTCCCAGTGCTTGCCTGCGCGGCTACGACCGCCACTGGCGCAAGCTGCGTCAGTCCGTCCTCGACTGCGAGCCGCTGTGTCAAGCCTGTGGTCGCGAGCCGGCAACTGACGTGGACCACGTCATTCCCCTGGCCCGGGGCGGCACGCACGAGGCCGGCAACCTCGTGGCGCTGTGTCATGCGTGCCATTCGCGGAAGACCTACGAGCGGGACGGGGCGTTCGGGAGGCGGCGGGACGGAGAGGGAGGAGGGGACGGGTAAATCACGGGGGGTTTTCGGTGTAGACCGACCGTTCCCCCAGACGCATTTTTTCACAGAAATTTTTCCTGGGATCGGGAGTTTGGCATGGGAATTTGCGGACAGGCCCCGACGCCGGCCAAGATCCTGAAGGCCCGCGGCTCCTGGCGTGCGAAGGGGCGCGAGCAGACGGAAGTACACTACGAGGCGGGCGCCCCGAGCTGTCCGGCGTGGCTGACCAAGGAGGCCAAGGCCGAGTGGCGCCGACAGGTCCGGCAGTTGACCCTGGCCGGCGTCATCGAGCAGGCCGACCGCGCCGTCCTGGCGGCATACTGCGAGGCGTGGTCGGAGTTCGTCACCGCCAGCCGGACGCTGGAGCGGGACGGCTACACCACTGTGACCGCCAAGGGCCGGCCCATGCCCAGCCCCTGGACCACGGTCAAGAATCATGCCGCCACCCGGCTGGTCAAGCTGGCGGCGCACTTCGGGTTCAGCCCCGCCGCGAGGACCAGGGTCAAGGCCGGGGCGAAGGCGTCTGACGGGGAGGGCGCCGGTGGGAAGGCCCGCTTCTTCTCAGCCTAGTACCCGGTGGAAGGCGCTTCTGGGCCTGCTGCCCGGCTACGACCCGTTCCGCCTGGCCGGCGACTCCTGGTTCGACCGCCGGGAGGCGAAGCGGGCGCTGGACTTCATTAGCGAGTGCGTCCGCCACGTCGAGGGCGCCCTGGCCGGCGAACTGCTGGCGCTGGAGCCCTGGCAGCGGTCGGCGGTGGCGAACCTCTTCGGGTGGCTGCGCAAGGACGAGCGGGGGCGGGTGGCGAGGCGCTACCGCGAGTGCCTGGTCTACGTCCCGCGCAAGAACGGCAAGACGCCGCTGGGCGCCGCCGTCGCCCTTTACGTCTTCTTCTGCGACCGCGAGGCCGGCCAGCAGAACTACGTCGCCGCCGCCGACCGCGAGCAGGCGAGCATGCTGTTCCGCCAGGCCCGCGGCATGGTCGAGCAGGAGCCCGAGCTGGACTCCCGCTGCAAGGTCTACGGCGGCTACGCCGCGGGCGGGCAGTCGCGGTCGATCGTCCGCGAGGAGGACGGGTCCTTTCTTCGCGTGGTCAGTGCCGACGCCGACACCAAGCACGGCGGCAACTCCCACCTGGTGCTGGTGGACGAGCTGCACGCCCAGCCCAACCGCGACCTCGTGGACGTGTTGCAGACCAGTATGGCCAGCGCCAACCGACGCCAGCCGCTGCTGATCCACTTGACCACCGCCGACTTCCGGCGCGAGAGCATCTGCAACGAGAAGTACGAGTACGCCTGCAAGGTCCGGGACGGCGTGATAGCGGACCCGACTTTCTTGCCAGTCATCTACGAGGCCACCGACGCCGACGACTGGACCGACCCGGCCGTCTGGCGGAAGGCCAACCCGAACCTCGGCGTGTCGGTGTCGCTCGAATACCTTCAGCGCGAGTGCGCCCGCGCGAAGGAAGTGCCGGCCTACGAGAACACGTTTCGACGGTTGCACCTGAACCAGCGTACCGAGACCGACACCCGCGCCATCCCCATGGACCGCTGGGACGCCTGCGGCTCTGCGCCCGTGGACGCCGACTCACTGGCCGGCTGCGAGTGCTACGCGGGCCTCGACCTGAGCACGACCACCGACCTGACGGCCTGCGTGCTGCTGTTCCCGCGCGAGGACGGCGGCTACACCGTGCTGCCGCACTTCTGGGCGCCCGAGCAGAAGGCCCGCGAGCGCTCCAAACGCGACCGCGTGCCCTACGAGTTGTGGGCCAGGCAGGGGCACGTCACCCTCACCCCCGGCGACGTGGTGGACTACGACCGCGTGCGGGCCGACATAAACGCGCTGGGCCAGCGTTACCGCATTCGGGAGGTCGCCGCCGACCGCTGGAACGCCACCCAGATCCTTACCCAGCTCCAGGGCGACGGCTTCGACGTGGTCGCGTTCGGCCAGGGCTACCAGTCGATGACCGCGCCGACCAAGCGCCTGCTCGACCTGGTGACCGCCGGACAGCTGAATCATGGCGGCAACCCGGTGCTCCGCTGGATGGCGAGCGTATTCGCGACCGAGCAGGATGCCGCCGGCAACCTGAAACCCTCCAAGAAGAAGTCGACCGACCGGATCGACGGCGTCGTGGCGACCGTGATGGCCCTCGGGCGGGCGATGCTCGCGCCGGTGGTGGGGGAGATGAGCGTGGAGGTGTGGTGATGTACGGCGTCAGCGTCACGACCGGGTACGGGCCGTCGGCCTACCGGATCGAGGATCGCGTCACGCAGCCCGCCGACCAGGTCGGCGACGGGCACTCCGCCGCCCTGGCCTACGCCTACGAGTACCTCGGCTGGGGCGACGCCTACCGCGAGGACCGCATCACCGCCGAGACGGCGCTCACCTACAGCGCGTTCTGGGGCTGCGTGCGCGTCATCCTCCAGGCGATCTCCCCCCTCGGCTGGGGCGTCTTCGAGAAGCGCCCCGACGACCCCCGGACCAAGCTCCCCGTCGAGGACGACGTCGCGTGGCTGCTCGGCATGCAGGCCAGCCCCGAGATGTCGGCGCTCGACTGGCGGCAGGTGATGCTCTTGCACGCGCTGATCCGCGGCAACGCCTACGCCGAGATCGAACGCGACGGCTTCGGCCGGCCCCGCTGGCTGTGGTGGCTGGCAACCGAGCGGGTGACGCCGACCCGCCTGGACTCCGGCCGGTTCGCCTACGAGGTGGACAACGGCGTCTCCAGCCCCAAGGTCGTGATCCCGCCGGAGAACATGTTCCATTTGAAAGGCATGGGGCCGGACGGGCTGGTCGGCTACTCGGTCGTCGAGATGGCGAGACACACCATCAAGCTCGGCAAGCAGGAGGAGCGCTTCGGAAGCTCGTACTTCGGCAAGGGGCCGATGCCCGGCGGCATCCTGAAGATCCCCGGCAGCGTCTCCCCGGAGGCCAAGTCGCAGGCCCGGCGGTCGTTCGAGGAGACCTACGGCGGCACGGCCAACGCCGGGAAGGTGGTGGTGCTCACCGGCGGCATGGAGTTCACCCCGCTGTCGCTCCCCAACGACGACGCCGAGTTCCTCGACTCACGCCTATTTCAGATAGAAGAAGTCTGTAGATGGTTCGGTGTACCTCCCCACAAGGTAGCGGACCTGGCCCACGCGACGTACTGCCTGCCAGCGGGGTCGCTGGTGTTCACCCCTGGCGGTCCCGTGCCAATCGAGTCGGTGGCGGCGGGCGACCTGGTGTGGAGCATGGATGGGTCGAAGCGCATGGTAACCTCCCGGGTGGAGGCGTCCGGCCGTTCCGGGCGGGACGAGGTGCTGACCGTCCGGACCCGCAACCGCGTACTGAGGTGCAACGCCCGGCACCGCGTCCTGGTGCGCCGGCAGACGCTCTCGCCGTCGGCGGGCGGGCGCGGGAGTCACGTCGTCGTCGGCGGGGTGAAGTGCCGCCGGGCGTGGTCGGAGGCGTGGGTGGCCGCGGGCGAGCTGCGGGAGGGCGACGCGCTCGTCAGCCTGGCCGGCCTGCCCGACCCGGGGGGCTCGGAAGCGCCGACGCGCGAGGCGACCGTCGGGTTCATGGAGGTGCTGGGCATGCTGACCGGTGACGGGTTCTTTGCCCGCAACGCCCGATCGGGGCGCGGCACGACGTTCGGCATCTCCCACGGCGAGGACGACGCCTACCTGCCGCACTACGTCCAAACGGTCGAGCGGGAGTTCCGCCAGTACGACGGACCTTACGGCAGAAAGAACGGCGGGACGTGCGAGCTTACGGCCGTCCGCCGCGACAAGAACACCACCGTGTTCTACTCCGGCCTGGCCTACGACGAGTTGGAGGCATGTGGCGTCGTCGGCACGTCGAAGACGAAGCGGGTGCCGGGGTGGGTGTTCGGCCTGCGGGAGGAACTCCGCCTGGCGTTCCTCCGCGGCTTCCTCGATGCCGACGGCACCGTGACGAAGAACGGCCAGGTGCGGTTCGTGTCCGTCAACCGCATGCTGATCGAGCAGGTGCGGCACCTCTGCATCAGTTGTGGCGTCCGGGTGGCCAACCTGTATTCGGACAGGATCAAGAGCAAGTTCGAGGGCTACCCGGAGTACGAGCACGTCCTCTACTCGTTCATCTGCACGGACGCGAAGGAGAACCGGCGCATCGGCTCGCACACCCCGTGGTACGTCGATCGGATCGAGCAGCGCCTTGCCTCCCGGAGGGTGCGCGACCGGGACACGATCCGACCTTACGAGATTCGCGAGCGGCAGGCGGCGGACGGGTTGCTCGCCTCGCAGATTGTGTCCATCGTTCGCTCGGAAACGCCGGAAGACGTGTTTGACCTAACCGTAAGCGGCACACACACTTTCGTCGCCGACGGACTGGTGGTTCATAACAGCAACATCGAGGAGCAAGAAATTGCCTTCGTCCGTGACTGCCTGCTGCCGTGGTGCCGGCGGCTGGAGATGGAGGCGGACATCAAGCTGTTCGGCCGCACCAACCGCGGCCGGCGGTTTACGCGGCTGAACCTCGACGCGCTCCTGCGCGGCAACTCCCAGACCCAGACCACCACGGTGATGCAGAAGGTGACCGGCGGCGTGCTGACCATCAACGAGGGTCGGGAGTACTTCGACCTGAACCCGATCGACGGCGGCGACACGCCGCTGGTGCAGGGCGCGATGGTGCCGCTGGAGCGCGTGCTGGAGGAGCCCGAGCCGCCCCCGCCGCCGGCCCCGCCCGCGCCGCCGCCGGACGAGGAGGAGGAAGACGACCCGAACGCCGACAGCGCGGACGCCGACAACGCCAAGGGCGAGGGGAAGGCCGCCGAGAACACGGCGGAGGTGCGGCGGGTGTTCGGGGCGCTGCTGGAGGACGCATTCATGCGACTGCTGCGCGTGGACGCCGACAAGGCGAAGCGTGCCGCCAACAAGGGCAAGCTGGCCGAGCACCTGGAGGAGTATTACGACGACGAGGCGGCTGGCCGAGTCGCCGTCGTTCTGGGGCCGTTGTTCGAGGGGTTGTATTTAGTGACGGGTGGCACGCCGGTGCTGCCGGTCAACGCGACGGCGGCCATCGCTGCCGTTATGCACGTCGAGTGGTGCAGGGAGTGGTTCGCCGCCCGCCTGGACGGCTGGGAGTCGCGCCCGGCCGAGGCCGCGCGCGAGGTACTGGAGGGGCTGTCATGACCGCCAAGCAAGCGATCGTCCGCATGAAGACTGACGACGTCGCCGAGGTGCTGGTGTACGACCAGATCGGCCGCGACCCGTGGTTCGGCGAGGGGATCAGTGCCAAGGAATTCCGCGCCCAGGTGAAGGCCATCAAGGCGAAGACGCTCAATCTCCGCATCAACTCCCCCGGCGGCAGCGTCATCGAGGGCGCAGCCATGCTCAGCGCGCTCGACGAATTCAAAGGAGACATTGAGGCCGACGTGGACGGCCTCTCTGCCAGCGCCGCCAGTGTGCTGATGATGGGCGCCGACGTGATCCGGGTCGCGTCGAACGCGCTGGTCATGATCCACGACCCCAAAGCCGGCGTGCTGGGCGGCGCCGAGGACATGCGCCGGCTGGCGGACCTGCTCGACAAGGTCAAGGGGCAGGCCCTCGACGCCTACGAGCGGCACTCGAAGGCCGGCCGCCAGCAGCTCGCCGACTGGATGGCGGCGGAGACCTGGTTCACCGGCGAGGAGGCCGTCGAGGCAGGGCTGGCCCACGAGGCGACCGCGCCCGTGGCGCTGGCAGCCCTGGCCGGCCACGGGGCGTTGATGGCCAGGCTGGGGTACAAGCCGCCGGTCACGCCGGCCGACCTGCTGGCCGCGGAGGAGACCCGTAAGCGGAAAGAGATCGCGACGCTGTTGTGACGCGGACTTGACGTGGTCGGACCACTTTGGTAGCCTGTTCACCATCGGGACAGCGCCCGTCGGGCCACGTCCCACCAAACCAACAGCAGAGACGACCCTCGTTGACGGTCGGATCGCGAGATCCAACCCGACGAGGGTCGTGATGTTCCCGCTACAAGCGCTCCAGCAGGAGCGAGCCCATAAGGCCCTGAGCGCCAAGGACGTCGTCGAACGCGCCGAGAAAGAGAACCGGCCGATGACGGCCGACGAGGTGGCGCTCTTCGACAAGCTCAAAGAGCAAATCGACGCCCTTGACACGCAGATCAAGGGCATCCAGACGCACGCCGACCGCCGGACCAAACTGGAGGCCACACTCGACGAGCTGGCGAAGCCCGCCGGCACCGAGTCGAAGCCCCAGCCGGTCGCGGCGCAGAACACCGGCACCCGGCCGGCAATTATCCCCCACGGCCACACCCGGCCGATGCGGGCGTTTCCCCGCACCGCCGAGGGCATGGAGTCGGCCTACCGCTCCGGGATGTGGCTCCGGGCCGCCATCCTCGGCGACCAGCGGGCGGCGCACTGGTGTCTCAACCACGGCGTCGGCACCGACATTCGCAACGCGCTGGGCGAGAACGTCAACAGCGCGGGCGGCTATCTGGTACCTGAAGAATTCTCTAGCCGGATCATCGACTTACGCGAGTCGTATTCGGTCTTCAGGCAGAACTGTTTCGTCCAGCAGATGGGGCGCGACACCATGGTGGTGCCCCGCCGGCTGTCGGGCGTGTCGATCACCGCGGTCGGCGAGAACCCCGCCAGCGCCATCACGCAGTCGCAGCCGGCGTGGAATCAGGTGCGACTGACCGCCAAGAAGGCCGGCGGGTTGTGCCTGATGTCGAGCGAGGTCAGCGAGGACGCCGTCATCGACCTGGCCGACATGCTCGCCGACGAGTTCGCCTACGCCTTCGGCCTGTTCGAGGACCAGTGCGGGTTCATCGGCACGGGCACCTCGGCCTACCTCGGCATTCGCGGGATCACGGACATTCTGAAGGCGGGCCAGTCGCTGGCGGGCGCGGTGGACGCCGCCAGCGCCCACGACACGTTCGCCGAGATCGACGCCACCGACCTGCAAACCGCGATGGCCAAGCTCCCCGAGTACGCCCGCATGGGGGCCAAGTGGTACTGCTCGGCGGTCTGCCTGGACATGGTCTTCGGCCGCCTGATGGCCGGGGCCGGCGGCAACACCATTCAGGACATGCAGGGCGGCTACGGCCGGTCCTACATGGGCTACCCGATCGTCGTGAGTCAGGTGCTGCCGACCGCGACCACCGACCTGTCGGACGTGGCGATGCTGCTCTTCGGCGACCTGAAGAAATCGAGCACGCTGGGCGACCGCCGCGACATGCGGGTGTTCCCGTCGGAGCACCGCTACATGGACACGGATCAGATCGGCGTCCGTGCGACGTGCCGGTTCGACATCGTGAATCACGACTACGGCGACGCGACGAACGCCGGACCCATTGTGGCCCTCGTGGGCGAGTGATGACCCTCCCCGTCCGCTTCAAACTGGCCTGGCAGTTCTACCGGGTGGGCGACGTGATCACGCCGCCCGCCTCACTCCGCGGCTGGCTCCTGGCGTGGGGCTACTGCGAGCCGGTCCAGGCCGAACCCGAACCCGCGCCGGAGGCCGCCGAGGCAAGCCATGATTCATCTCCAAGACACGAAGTTCGTCCACGCGCTGGCTCCGGTGTCGCTCAACGGCGCCGGCACCACGATCGCGATTGACACGCTGGGCTACGACTACTGCACGTTCGTCGTCAGCTTCGGCCTGCTGGGCGCGGCGGACAATACCGTCCTGAAGGTGCAGGAGGCCGACGCGCTGACCGACGCCAACACGCTGACCAGCGGGGCGGACGTGACGGGGCTCGTCGTCGGAACCAGCCTGAACATCGCCGGCAGCACCTCGACCCACGCGGGCGACACGAGCGACGGCACGCTGCACCTGTTCGAGGTGGACTTGCGCGGCCGCAAGCGCTACCTCGACCTCGCCATCACCACCGGGGCCGACGGGCTGGTGGCGGTGATCGCCATCCTGTCCCGCGCCGAGCAGGCGCCGCAGACCGCCGCCCAGCGCGGGTGCGCCCAGATCCTGCGGGCCTGAGAGGGGGTGGTGATGATCGAGGCGTGCGACTACGGGTTGACCGTGGCCACGGCGCCGGCCGGCGAGCCGGTGTCGCTGGCGAAGGCCAAGGCGTGGCTGCGCATGGACCCCGACCTCACCGCCGACGACGCGCTGATCGCCGACCTGCTGGCGGCGCTCCGGGAGACCCTGGAGCGCGAGTTCGACCGGACGTTCGTCACCACCGGCTGGCTGCTGACGATGACGAGCTTCCCGACGTGGGAGGTCCGCCTCCCGCGCGGGCCGGTGACCGCGGTCGAGTCCGTCGAGTACCTCGACGCCGCGGGCGACTTGCAGACGCTCGACCCGGGCGCCTACGAGCTGGACGCGGCGGCGGACCCGGCCGTCCTCCAGCCGGTTTACAACGGCACCTGGCCGGCCTGCCGCCAGACCCGGCAGGCCGTCCGGATCACCTACACCGCCGGGCACGCGGCCGCGGCGGTGCCGAAGCGTATGCGGCTGGCGCTGCTGGTGGCGCTGGCGTGGAACTACGAGCGGCGGGGCGACGGCGAGGGGC